GGGGAGCGGGGGGCGACGCGCAGGGGTGCGCGCCGTGGGGGCGATGGGGCGGATGGGTGTTACGCGCATTAGAAGACGCGGACGGCGTTGGAAAGCTTCTGGGTCAGACCGTATTCCGTCACGGTTGACACGTCAGTATAGGCGACATCCCAGCCTCTAGGAGTGGGTTCGCGCTCCCATGACCATTTAGCGTGAGTGTCAAGCTGCGCCCAAATGGGGCGGGGCGCACCCTTGTCGTAGGTGGGGCGGCGGCGGACATCTTCATTGTAAGCGATCTCGCCGGGGGTCGGGTTATGCGTCATGGCGTGGGTTCCTTCAAGCTGAAAGCGTGAAAACGTAATTGCCATTTGGCAATGAACCGGTTCCGTCAATAGCGACGCCTGCCCATGCAAGCTTGTCCATTAACGCATCCGCCGCCATGCGCGCGTTGTCATCGGTTGACGCGCCATAATGATACGGAACCGTCACGCTGGCGCCGCCAGCAACAAAAGCTTTGAAACGTGACCCCCGGCTATTCGTGGGGCCAAAATAGCGGACTTGGATGGCTTTCATTGTGTTTGTTCCTTTTTTTGATCTCATCAGACGGCGCGTGACGCCGTGACGGGCGGTTGCCCGTTTCGACCTGTTATTGCGCGGCGAGAAACGCTTGCAGGATGGTTTCTTTGGGGGCGATTGACCAAGTGGCGATGTTCTTCTGAAACAGATCCGCCATTTCCTTTTGTATCGCCACGATGTTCTTGCCGGTTGAACGTTTGAACGCGGACCATTTTTGCGTCTTAACCGAAAACACGCGCTGCCAAACGATAGGGGCGGACGTGTTGTGGTTGTACGAGATCCACAGTTGGTTTTTGTATCCGTTCTGAAATTGCATTTCGCCGATCAGGGTGGCTGTCTTATGGATGTACGTCATGGTGCTTGCTCTCCGTGTTGGCGCTCTGATTGGCGCTCTATGACGCCCCCCGTGAGGGGCGCTTAGAGCGTCGATCAGCGCGGGCCCTCCCGCATGATCGTGCCCGCCATCATCCAGATGATCCAACCGATGAAAGAGGTGAGGAAGATCAGGGAGCCCATCACGTCGTTTTCCATTTTGCGTTCCTTCGTTTGCGCCGTTTCGATGACTAACCCTACTCTCGTCATTTAGGCTTGTAAAGCATTTTAATGCAAGATAGCGAAAATAGTTTTTGGGCTAGTGTTTGGTCACGTTTGGGCTAGTGTTTGGGCGGGCGAAAACGCCGGAATTGCGGGGTGTTTGGCTATTTAGACTAATGGTAGGTTATACCTTAAGAAATTTAAATGTGTATTGTATAGCTCTAGCTGGAATGTGTGTGGAGTTGTGACGTGTCCCGCGCAACTAGCCTAAATAGCCTAAATGGCCTATTGCCCCGGTTTTCCGGGAGGTTTTTGCCTGAATGCGTGACTATTTAACGCCTAACCAAGTGACTATGTAGAAGACGCGCGCGTTCTGGCGAATGCGTTAGGCCATTTAGGCCATTTAGGCCATTGGCAAACACTAGCCCAAAACGCCTAACTCCATGCGAGCGCAGGCGAGCGCAGGACGCATTGTGCGACTGCTTGCTACTAGCCTAAGACGCCTAAGACGCCTAAGACGCCTAAGCCCCCTGCCCCCTGCCCCCTGCCCCCTGCCCCCCGCCCCCTGCCCCCTGCCCCCTGCCCTTGGCCCGGCCCGGCCCGGCCCGGCCCGGCCCGGCCCGGCCCGGCCCTAGGGATAAAAGCCTAGGAAAATCGACGGGGGGCCAGGACCCTGCGCCGGCCGGTCACGGTCACGGAGGGATTGCAAACAATTTTTTTTAAATATAAAATGTCTTACATGACATGGCACACGCTCCCCCACGACACGCGCAAGCTTCAGGCAACTGAGGCACGGCTTGACGCCATCTATTGGGCGGCGCGCAATGGCCTGAAGGGCGACACGCTGGCGTTGGCTGCTGGGATGCGTCCGTCTGAGTATCGGCAGCTCTGCGAGTTTGATCCGCTGACGGAGATGGCAGAACAGAAGGGCCGCGCTGACGGCGAGATGGAAGTGTCGGGCATACTGCATGACGCGGCGCGGGCGGGCGACGCCAAGGCGGCGTTGGAAATCCTGAAGCACGCGCATGGATGGACGGCTAAGACGGCGTTGGACATCAACATAGACCAGACCATATCGGTCAAGCACGCCTTGGAGATGGCCCAGCAGCGGGTGCTGGAGGGGACGTTTACTGTCGTGGAACAGCTAGAGGACACAAATAATGGACAATCTGCCCAAACTGACGCCGGAAGAAGAAGCTTTGCTACAGTACCATCGTAATCATTTGTACGGCGGAACAGCGTTAAAAAACGCCGATGGAAGTTACACTACGTTTAAAGGAGCCGTAGTAGGCACCGATACCGGGCATACAATAATGCCTACATATTGGAACGGCGCTGTGCGACCAATTGATGAAGCATTTCGTAACATGGTAAAATCGGGCATATCTTTTCCTAATTATCCTACCGTAGACGCGGCGTTGGCCGCTGAACAACGTTTGCATGGCATTATGGAAAATGATGTCGCCGAATATTCTAAAAACAAAAAGCCAGAATAATGCAAACACCAATTTATTCGGCTCAGGACGAGATGGAGGTGATGGCGCGGTTGTGGACGCCCGCGCTGAAGAACGACCCGCTAAAGTTCGTGCTGTACGCGTTCCCGTGGGGGCAGAAGGGGACGCCTCTTGAGGACTTTGCTGGCCCTCGCAAATGGCAGCGCGAGGTGCTGCATGAACTGGCGGAGCATATAGCGCAGAACAACGGCAAGGTTGACTTCGACACGCTGCGGATGGCGACCAGCTCGGGGCGCGGCATTGGCAAGTCGGCGCTGGTGTCCTGGCTAGTGATCTGGATGCTATCAACGCGCATTGGGTCCACCACCATCGTGTCGGCTAACTCGGAAGCGCAGCTCAGGTCGGTGACGTGGGCTGAAATAACCAAGTGGCTGTCCATGTCATTGAACAGCCACTGGTTTGAGATCAGCGCTACCCGCGTGGCTCCGGCCAAGTGGCTGACGGAAATCGTGGAGAAAGATCTGAAAATGGGTACGCGCTACTGGGGCGCGGAGGGGCGGCTGTGGAGCGCGGAGAATCCGGACGCCTACGCGGGGGTGCACAACTTCCAGGGCGTGATGCTGGTGTTCGATGAGGCCAGCGGCATCGAAGACAGCATCTGGTCGGTGGCGGCGGGGTTCTTTACGGAAAACACGCCCAACAGGTTTTGGATGGCGTTTAGCAACCCCCGGCGCAACAGCGGGTACTTCTACGAGTGCTTCAACGGCAAACGAGACTTCTGGCGCAACAAGATCGTGGACGCCCGGTCGGTTGAAGGAACGGACAAAGCGGTGTACCAGCAGATCATCGACGAGTACGGGGCGGACAGCAACCAGGCCTACGTCGAAGTCTACGGGCAGTTTCCCAGTGCGTCAGATGATCAGTTCATTGGTAGCCACCTGGTTGACGAGGCGATGGACCGCGTCAAATGGAAGGATCAGTCGGCTCCCATCGTCATCGGCGTGGACCCAGCGCGGTTCGGGGCGGATTCGACGGTCATCGCGGTACGGCAGGGCCGGGACATCATCGCTATTAAGAAGTACCGGGGCGACGATACGATGGAAGTTGTGGGCCGCGTGATTGAGGCTATCGAAGAGTACAAGCCCGCGCTCGTGGTGGTGGACGAGGGCGGGCTGGGGGCGGGCGTCGTAGACCGGCTCAAGGAGCAACGGTACAAGATCAGGGGCGTCAACTTCGGGTCCAAAAGCAAGAATCCGCTCATGTGGGGCAACAAGCGGGCGGAGATGTGGGGTGAACTGCGGGCGTGGCTCAAGACGGCCAGCCTGCCTAAGGATCGCTACCTCAAGAGCGACCTGATCGGTCCCATGATGAAGCCGGACAGCAAGGGCACCATTTTCTTGGAAAGCAAGAAAGACATGAAGGCGCGGGGGCTGGCGTCACCCGACGCGGCGGACGCCATTGCTGTCACGTTTGCGTTCCCGGTGGCGCACCGGGAGTACGTTGACCGGGGGCCTAGAAGAGGATACTCTGCGGGCGGAATTACAACCTCATGGATGGGATCGTAACCATGGCTAATTCGCAATCTATCGGCATCGCCTACCTCGATCAGGACATCATTGGGGCGCAGTACCTCTTCTCTAGCGAGCAGATTGGTTACGGCACGGCGGCGCAGGG